TTGTGCTCCAGGAGGCGGGCAGCGGCCGATTTCACGGCGACACGCTGCTCGCGCCATGTCTCTCGAGCTTCCGCGGAGGGGCTCGGTCCTTGGCGGCTGGGCTGCCGCCAGCGGGCTTTGGTGGAGCTGGCGGCCAGCATGCGCTTGGGCGCCGCTTTCGCGAACACTCCGGCGCCGCTGTCCTCGTTGGATGATGCGGCGAGCGAGGGCGACGACTTGCTGGCCGCCGCCTTGGCTGGGATGCCCGGGCCGGCGTTCTTGCGCTTGGCTAGGTTGCACTCTTCGGCTGTGTGCGCGGCACTCGGGTGCAGCGGGCACGTGTTAGCCTTGGTGTGATGGACCTCGCCATCGACCACGACGTCAAATGGCACTTCACCGACGGGTGGGGTCTCTACGATCAGGGGGGCACTGGTGAGTATTTCCTCCAGTGTGTCGCAGGCCGCCAGCCACGTGGTAAAGGTGTCAATGCGTAGGTCAAGATCCTCGGCGTATTTCGTCATCCATGCGCTCGGTTCGTTCGGAAACTGAACCTCGCGGGGGTACTGAGCCCACCACGAGACTATGCTGCTCAGGCCGCTGAGGTCGTATTGACGCTCCTCGGCCAGCACGAGCACTCGCTTGGCCAACGCCCCAAACACTGGTGTGTGGGGGTCGGACAGGGCAAGAGCTTGGCACTTGGCAGTCAGCTTCATGGCTGGGGTGACACGCGGGTCGATCTTTGTCGTGGTGTGGAATTTCGACAGTTGGCGCATGATGTCGCAGCAGCTCATGTTGGAGCCGCGCCACACGTCCGGGCCGTAGCGACGGGCGAGGAATTCCACGCCCATCTCGCCCTTGGCGACTGGGTCGCCGGTGAGGACCTGGCCGAAATAGGAGGCGGCCTTGGTGTAGGCCGCCTGGTCGATGTCAATGGAGAGGCCATCATCTCCGCCGTAGACGCCCATGCGAGCCCACGCCTCATCGGCTGTGAGAAACATGTTGTCCGGCTGGCGGGTGATGCGAAGGGCCACGAAAGCAATGAGGCCATTGAGCAGGGTGTTCGACAAGGATGTCTCGGCGCTGCCGGAGCCTCGGGCCGTGCCGGCGTTGTACTTGACGCCCATCGTGGTGTAGCCTTTCAGGCCGTACTGCAGGCGCATGAGCTCGGTCAGCTGCTCGCGGTATTGCGGGTGGAAGCTGCCCACGATGGCCAGCTCCTCGATCTCGCGGACCAAAGGGGAAATGCGGCCGTCCATGCGGCTGCAGTCCGTCAAGTTGGCCCACCCGGTGGCGTTCTCGCACAGTTGGGCCACGCGAGTGGCTATCTCAACTGGTGTTCTTCCAAACGCGTACCACTCGAACTGCTTAAAGTGAGCGGCAAGGGCGTACATGAATGCTGAGTACTTGAGCTTAACGCCGGCGTTGAATGTGGAAATCACGCGGGGCGCTTTGACGCAAGCATACGGCTCGGCTTTGAAGAATGACTTGATGATCTCGTAGAAGAACGTGAGCATGTAAGCGAGGGCCAGGAGCGCGCGCTGGGACGGGCGTGCCTGGCGCGCATGCACCTCG